CTTATGCTACTCAACAACTTGGAGGTCATGTGATATGGGTAGATGCTGAACAATCCTGGATGAATTCATGGGCTGAAATCAATGGAGTAGACCCTGCAAAGGTAACTATTGTTAATGATACTCGTATAGAATATATTGCAGATGTAGTAGCAGACTTAGCAATATATTTACGTTCTCAATTAACCCACAATGAACCGATACTTCTGGTAATCGATTCTATTGCAGCAACCGACTGTACGGATAATATTGATGCTAAGATGGTTGATGGTAAAGCTGAGATGGGAGGTAGAGCAAAGGCTCTTTACAAATACTTCCGTATTAGAAGTGAATTATTCTACAAACTGGGAGTATCTCAGATTTATATCAATCAGTTAAGAACTGCTTTAAATGTAGGGTTTGGAAAAGATAATACAACAACTACAGGAGGAGCTGCACTCAAGTTCTATGCTTCAATCAGAGCTGCTTTCTATTCAGGAAAATCTGTTACAATCAAACAGAATGGAAAAGAAAGGAAAGCTGGTAAACTTGTTACAATTAGACTTATCAAAAATAAAGTTGCTCCACCAAGACCCACAATTAGCAAATGCCCAGTATATTTCAACCCTAAATTCCATGAGGTTGGTTTTGATAGATGCTATGCTTTAGAGGATGTATTGGTAGATACTGATGTAATCGAAAAAACATCTGGTGGATATAAGCTAAAAGGTAAAACTCTTGCAAGAGGAGAAGAGAAATTCCAAAAGCTTCTGGAAGAAGACGATGAACTTCGTAGAAAACTTTTAAGGAAAGCCGGAGTAAATACTATAGGTACTACTAAAAAACAACTGGAAAGAATAGAAACAAATCTCTTCCCAGTTGATGGTGTAGAATATGAAAATTATGCAGACTCAGACGAAGAGGAGGAAGACGATGAGTAAGAAAACACAATTTACAAGGTCCAAGAATAAGATAGGTAGTCTGTCTTGGACTTCTCCAATCTATACTCATGGAGAAGGTAAGTATCAGAATAAAATACTTCATGATAATATCCCAGGATATCCAGGATACCACATCTCTAAGAGAGGTAAAATATATTCAAGGTGGGATGTTAATGGTAAGGGTATATTAAGTAAACGATATCACTTAAAACAACCTCATCTAAATAAGAATGGGAGGTATATAGTAGGATTATCTCAACCAGGTATAGGTACTACAAAATGGTTATTACACAGATTAGTGGCTTTAGTTTATATACCTAATCCCGAAAATTTACCCTATGTTTGCCATAAAGATAATGTACCTACTAATAATTCAGTTAAGAACCTTTATTGGGGTACACAAAAAGACAATATGTCTCAAGCTTCTAGGGATGGGAGGATGGTAAACAAATTAAAAGGTAAATGTATCAAAGGTACAGAGATTCAAAGGTCATATATACCTAAGTTGATAGGTATGGGGTTTACTAGAAAAGAGGTATCAGAGATAACCGGGCTGGGACATCAACTAATATCAGATTATTATATTAAATATAAAAATAAATATGAAAAATAAAAAATTAATATTATTAGTTGACGGCGAGAATATTTTACACCAAAGTTTTCATAAGTTCGAAAAACTTAAATCTACCGATGGCAAACCGAGTGGGGCAATATTCGGATTTTTCAAATCTCTACATATGTATCTTACAAGGTTCGAACCGGATGAGGTTTATATTTCATTCGATAATGGTCATTCACCAGTAAGGACGAAGTTATTGCCCAATTACAAGGGACATAGAAAAAATATATCTGTAGATTACGAATCATTGCAAAAGCAAAAGGCAATTATAATGAAAATGCTGGGTATGCTAAGAATTAATTATATCTTCGATAAAAAGAAATCTACAGTATATGAAGGAGATGACTTCTTAGCATACCTTGCAATTAAAAAATTCCAATCCGAGAAAATGATACTTATATCATCGGATAAAGACTTTAACCAGTTGCTATCAAATAACCTGAGGATATATAATCCGAGAAAAGATGAGATGATAAGAATGGATAACTGCAAAGAATTATTCGGTTATCATTCTCATGAAACGGTAGAGTACCTTGCAATGGTTGGAGATACTTCCGATGATATACCAGGGTTCCCGGGTATAGGCCCAGTAAAAGCAAGGAAAATCCTTGATGATGGTAGAATTGAGAAGTTTATTGCCCAGAGTAAGAACAAAGAATATCTTCAAATATGGAAAAGGAATGAACAGTTAATCGACCTTTTCTGGTTTGTAAGACATAATCCATTGGATAAGTTACCAATTAAGTCAAAGAAGAAGTTTAAGTATGAGAAATTCAAAGAACTTTGTATCGAATACTCTTTAGCATCATTTTTGACAAATGAATTTATAAAACCATTTAAAGCATTACATCATGAGTAAGAGAATTATGTTTGTGGGTCCCTCTGGTATAGGGAAAACTACTTTAGCTAAGTATGTAGCTAAGAGAGAAGATCTACCTTTTATTTCTGGTAGTATGTCAGATTTATTACCTGCTACTGAAGGGGTATCACATAATGAAATATTATCCCTCGGTTCGGAGGCAATGTATAAAGCAGATTTTCAACTTCTGAACAAAAGGAATAGGTTATTCAAGGATAGAGAATACTTCGTAACTGATAGGAGTTATGCAGATTTGGCTGCTTATTTTTGGTATAAGCAATCAAGAACTTTACCAGAATGTGAAATGGAACATTTTTTCTGTCAATGTAAGACTTTAATGGAAGATCAATGTGATGTAGCAATCTTCTTACCATTAAATCTAGATACTTATAAGCATTGGTCAATGGAAGATAATGGTAAGAGAATACTTAACAGATTCTTCCAAGTTCAGATATCATCTCTTATGGGGGAATTGCTTGCAAATTGGGAAATACCCACTATTTGTATATCTGAGCTCGATTTAGGTATGAGAACGGAACAAATCAATTACCATTTAGATAGGATATGGGGAAAGAAGTAATAGCAATAGCCTTTTCAGATTTACATATAAATCTATGGGCTAAGTTTAATGAGAACAATCACAGGACCCTGAATAGTTTCAGGGTTTTGTCGATTATACGGAAATTATGTAGAAGGTTTAACTGTCCTGCATTATTTTGTGGAGACTTATTTCATAAGGCCGAAACAATGGACCAAGAATTAGCAGAGATATGTTATAATGAACTAATCGAAGGATTTTGGATATATGCCATATCTGGAAATCATGATATTAAGAAAATAAGTAAGGTTGGTACTAAACCCTTTAGCTGGCTTTATCAAGTAGAGAAGTATGGTATCATGATATTAGATTATGAAAAAACCCAACTATCTTCTACACATAAAGATATTATGGTATATGGGGTTCCTTATATTGATAATAATGTGGGTCTAAGTGAATACTTAAAGAAGTTAGAATTAGATAAAAGTAAAAAGAATATTCTTTTACTACACACCGATTATCCTGGTGCAAAAGATACAGATGGTAGGGAAATAGATTCCGTAGAAAACTTAAATGTGAATGTTCTCAATAAGTTCGATTTAGTATTATGTGGGCATATACACAAACCACAAAGACTATCAAAGAAGGTTTATATGATTGGAGCCCCTAACCATCAGAGGAGAACCGATAGGGGATGTGAATTGGGATATTGGAAAATCTATGAAGATTTGTCTCTGAAGTTTGTACCTTTGAAAAATTTCCCAAAGTTCATCGATGTAGAAAGGGAAGAGGATATTAATGATGATGGCAATTATTATACGGTAATCCCTCAAAAAGCTAGTACTCCAGTTAATAACAAACATAAGATTACTAAGCAACTTTCTAAGAAGTCTCTAGCAAAGAGATACCTAAGAGAGAAAGGTATTAAAGATGAGGTTAAAACTAATCTATTAATTGAAACACTTAAAAAGGCTGAGTCATGTTAACGTTCTTAAACTTAGAGGCAGAAGGATTTTGTTCAATAGAATCCTTACATCTACAATTAAACCCAACTTGTACCATACTTATCAAGGCCCCAAATGGGAAAGGGAAATCAACTATTCTCTCTGCCTTGGTATGGGCAATATATGGGAAAAACCTAAAGGGTGTTTCTGAGGTAAATACTTGGAAGCAAGTAAGGCCTAAAGATTACAAGGGTACTAAGGTACAAGTATATTTTCAGAAAGATTCTCATACATATAAGATAGTTAGATGTCAAAAGTATGATGAAGTACTTGAGGATGGTGCTAAAGGTAAAGACAGACTTATCTTCATGAAAGATGGGGATATAGTTGATATCAAAGGGAAGGGGAAGATACAAGATTTTATAAACCGAGAGATAGGTTTATCATATACTCTGTTTATGAACTCAATCATGTTTGGTCAGGGTATAAAAAGACTCATACAAGAATCTAATTCTGATAAGAAAAAGATATTCGAAGAAGTATTTGACTTAGAGTTCTTAAACCTTGCCAAAGGCATTGCATTACAAGATAAAAATAATATAGTGGCCCAGATAAATGAGGTAGAGCATCAATCTCAATTATTAAAGAAAGAATTAGAGGCAAACAAGGAGGCTTACTTCGATATGAGAGATAGAGAAAAATCCTTCAAGCAAAAAATCAAAGAAGAAAGAAGAGAGTTAAAGCAAGATAGAGAAAAGCTAACTAAGCTACTAATTGAAAAACAAAAACAAATCAAGGATGAAGTAGATGCTTCGCTTCAGATAAAGATTAAAAAACAAAATGAACTAATCCTTGATTTGAGGAGTAAGATAAAAGATGCAAAGAATTTATCGAATGTACCCCTTAAGAAAGTAATCAAAGAATTGGTAATACAGTTAGAATCAGGTCACTACAAACGTGCATTACGTGATGCTAAATCAATATATAAAGCGTTCTCTGACCTTGATAAATATGATAAAGAATATCAAGAGGCATTAGAAAGGCTAGAAGAACTTAGTAGTGTAAATGATAGGTATAAGAAATTAAAATCAGACTGTGATGATATTGCTTCTGATATTGCTTCTATTGACGAAGACCTGGCTAAGCTCAAGCAAGAAAAGCTTAAGGTCATGTCTCCAAAGTATAAACAAAAACTTAAGGAGATTAGGAAGAATTTACGGAAGGTTGATGAAGACTTTCACAATAAAGAGTTAGAGTTAGAGAATTATAACTGGTTAATTAATGACCCATTGGGTAATAATGGGATTAAGGCTTACCTATTTGATTCATCACTTGAGTTCTTAAATAAATGCCTCGATAAGTATTCAGAGGTATTGGGATTTAGGATCGAATTTAATATTGATTTGGGTACTGCTAGAAAAGAATTTGTTACTCTTATTGAAAGGGATGGGCAAATAATTGATTATGATGAACTTAGCGGTGGAGAAAAACAATTATGTAATGTTGCAATGGCATTTGCAATGAATGAAGCTCTTACTGCTTCTAAGGGGATTAATTTAGCATTTCTTGATGAGGTATTCGAATCTTTAAGTTCAGATAATGTAGAAGTAGTTACCTCACTAATACGTCACATATTCAAAGAGAAAACTCTATTCTTGATAACCCACTTAGATTCACTTCCTCTTGGTAATACCAAAATTCTGCAAGTGGAAAAGACCCAAGGCCTGAGTAGGTACCAATTACTATAATGGTATATAAACTTTAACAAGACAGGAAGATGAAAACCTTTAGTAATTTATACTCTGCTATAAAACATGGTAGAAACATAATAATTAGGCCTAAATGGAAACCCAATGTACCAGGTCATAATTATTATGTTTCTAAAAATGGTAGAGTTTACAGATATCTTGGAGATTTCAAATGGGTAAGGATTTCTGTATATTCGGATGGTAAACCCGACAGTTATTTAAAGTGTAAGATAGATTTAAAATCTTGGTTATTACATCGTTTAGTAGCTACTATTTACCTTCCTAACCCAGATGGTCTACCAGTAGTAATGCACCTTAATAATAACAAAAGGGATTGCAGAGTTAAAAATCTTAAATGGGGTACTGAGTTAGATAATACTTTACAGGCTTGGTTTGATGGTTGTTTACCAACCCCAAATAAGATTATTTATTATAACGATGTACATAATCTTTATAATCAAGGTTTAAGTGTAAGAGAGATAGCTAACATATTACCGATTCATATTTCTTCAGTTCGTAGAATCTTGAAAGGTAAGGGTCTTATTAAGTATAAAGATAAATTTTGTTATGTCAATAAACAGCAAAAATAAGGGTTCAAGATTTGAAAGAAAAATAGGGGCCTGGTTCACTAAGTGGACCGGGTTTAAGTTTGAGAGGAATCGGGCAGGCTCGGGAGCTTGGCATACAAATAAAGATTCCACTTCAGACCTTACCTGTACCGATGAAAGACATGCCCATAGATGTAAGATATCCGTTGAGTGTAAAAATTACAAAGAGATTAAGTTTGAACATATACTGCTTGGTAACAAAGGTTGTGATATACTCAAATTCTGGGAACAAGCTTCTAAGGATGCAAAGAGAGGTAATAAAGTACCCATTCTTTGTATGAGGTATAACTCAATGCCTGCAGAGGAATTCTTTTTCGTTGTGGGTATCAAGCTGGGAGATTTAATTGCCCAATATGTTGATAGGGTAATGTATATACAAGTACCTGGAAATACTCTTATGGTATTTATGGCTAGTGAAGTATTAAGAACTCCCTATAAGTTAATCCATAAGCAAGCAAAATTAATTCTTAAAAACTCCTAAGCCATGAAGAAACGTACCCCATATTCGTATTGCATCTTTTATATCGAAAGAAAGTACTCCGATAGAATTAATCAAGAACTCAAGGAAAAGGGGTATGACCAACTTAAGGCGATTATCCCTACAGTAAGTGTATTGAAGAAAACCATAAAAGGTAAGATGATATTTGAAGAAGTACCCGTATTATTCAATTATGGTTTTATGAAGATGCCCACTGAACTTGCATTCTCTAGACCATTTCTCAACAAGTTACGAAGAAATATATCTGGTATCAGAACTTGGTTGAGAAATACAGAGACCATGCACCAAAGGAAAAAGAAAGTTAGAATCGATAATGGCGAAGACTTTGATGATTTTTCATTGGTGGCTACTGCAAGCAGAAAGGAAGTAAGGAGATTTAGAAGACTCTCTAAAGAGAACAAAAGGTTTTCAGTTGAAGATTTAGTCAAAGTAAACCCGGGAGATTACTTAGTACTACGTGGGTACCCATACGAAGGAATAGATGCTACGGTATTAGAGGTTGACCATTTATGTAAGAGAGTAAAAGTACTTATCTACCCAGAGATGGGAAGAATGGAAGTATGGTTGCCTTTTGATAATGTAATCTACAGTGTTTATTATAACCATGACCCAGATAAGCTTTATGCTAATCAGGGAGATTTTGACCCAAATCAGATTACCAGTGAAGCGATAGATAATTTAATTAACTTTAGACGATAGTGTTATGAATGAAGCTCAAAAGAAAGCATGGAGTTGTTTAATAGACAAAGAACAACAATCTTTATTCCTTCAACTATCAGAAAGTAAGTCTTCATGGGAAGCTGGTGAAATTTTAAAGTTGTCTCATTACAAGTATCTTGAAATCCGAGAAAGGTCAGAGAAATTCTTTAGGCTGTTCTCGGATTTTTTTGAGAAACACACTTCTATCTTTCGACCAGACTGTCCTTGTGAAAGAAACTTTCAAGATTACATGGAAGGATGTTTAGAGAAACGGTTAAAAAGGAAAGAAGCAAGCCTATATACTGGAGACTCTGCTCAATTACTCCCGAAGGTAAATACCAAAAACATCGAGAGGAATATGAAGAGGTTGAAAGAGTCTGAAGATGAATGGGATAAAGATACTCTAAGATTAATTCTTGAATTTGATAGATGGAATAATTTTAGAATACTACCAAGAATGCTACAACAGCCTTCTGCGTTTAAAAGACGGTCTAATAAAAAAGATAAGATATATATCAAATATCTACTTAATAGAGTACCAGATTGGATGCACACTAAACTCAGAGAAAGGTTTAGGTATAAAGTAAAACCTGGTAAGAAGAAATACTGGGTAGCTTTAATATCAGAGGAATTATATACCGATGGTTACTTGCTATTACCAATAAGACCTTTGGAAGAGGTAGTAAGTGAATTTAGTAGATTTTATATGTATGTATTCGAAACTAAAGATGATGCAGATACTTTTGGTTTTATGGTATCTAAGTTTATGATTAAAACTGGTACGGTAAAGCTTGGGCAAAAATTCTGGCCAGAGTACAGATGCTGTGTGGAAAAAGCAGTTAACTATAATCAAGTGAATAACATAGAATTCAATATCAAGAAATTGGATATGGCCTATAACATTCATACACACCGAAAACCAAGGAAACCTAAATCTACTGCCGTAGAACGGGCAAAAACCTCGGCTTTTTATAAAAAATAGATAGAAATAGATATTTAATTAAAATATTATTCTTATATTTGCATACGAATTAATGAATACTTAAATAATATAATAGATATGGCAAAAAAGAACAAAAAAGACATGAAAGCCCCATCCAAAGAGAAATCAAGTTTCTTGGGTGCATCAGGGAGAAACATGACTTACAAGGATTTAAAGAGAAAGGCTATCATATTGGGTATGCCTTTCCCAGATGCTTGTTCTGCCGGAGTTTTTGATTTACTACATTACATCCAATCATCAGAAGAAAAACCTGATAAATCATTGATTGATAAATATGATGATTGGATGGATAAGCAACTTGAAAACATTGGCTATTCAAAAGAAGACCCATTAAGGAATTCAAGATTAAGGCTTGGGTTTCTTGGAGAAGAAGGGGACAATGGGAAAAGAAAAACCAAAAGAGTACCTGGGATAAAGAAACCCAGAGAAAAAAAGCCACCAAGAGAAAGGGATGAATTTAATCTTATCAAAGGGACTAAGAAATCCTATGTATGGGAATTAACTGCAAAGGGTTTTGAACTTGATAGGATTATTCGGAGAATGAAGAAGAAATTCCCTGAAGCAAACGAGAAATCTATTAATCTTTGGTATAGAATGGCAAAGAGGACTATCAATGGTAAAGCTAAAGGAAGGAAATAATGGACCAATAAGACCAGATAGGTATTATATATGGACATGGAGACCAGATACTACTAATAAGTATGTAACTGAGAAAAGTTTATACAGGAAACATCTAACAGGTATACCTTATTTCTCTAGACATCATATTAAGGTTACCTTAGTTTATATTTATGGGGTAGATGTCTTACAGTATATCCATATTATATCTGGAAGGAAACTAATAAGGCAAGGTATTAGAGAATTATCCGACATGAATGGTAACCGATTCAAATGGGGTTACACTAAATTCTGGTATAAGGGTAAATTCGTAAAAGCGAAGAAATTCATAATACCCGATGAATATCACATAGATAAACATAGGAGGCGAAGATTCATGGTTCAAATGCACCGGGTCTTTAAATCTAAAGGAAGAAAGGAATTCGATGAAAGGTACTCAATTAAACTCTATGGACAACGGCAGGGCATATCTACCGAGCATCTCCACAAAAAGAGATTACAGGTCCGTCTTGCTATCCTACAGGATTTACAACAGGCTGAATCAAGAGGAGAAGAATAAGTTTAATATTCTATTCTTACAGTACCCTCCATTGGTGGGTTCATTGGCTTTATATTTAAGAAAGAAAATGAACATCCCAATACAGAATGTACTATTTATCAAAGCACAAAGGGATATGCTTGATATATTCGATGAGGCATCACTTAAATTTATTGGGTATTTGCCAAAAGAAAGGTTCATCAAGAAATCACTTTTGTTCCAAGGGTTTATATCATTGGAGGGTATTAAGCTTAGAAGTTCTTATGCTTATATAATGACCAATAGGATGATAGAAAATAAGATATGGGTATACCCAATTCGACTATCAGATAACTATAAATCAATACAAAGAGGGAAATACAAATTTTATACCGAAGTATTTGGTAAGGTTGGTATTCCTGGAATAACTAAAATTAGATACAGCAATGAATGATAAATTATCAAAGGTAGGGTTAGTAACACATGGACCAATTAATCCTTTCATGGGTAAGACCTTTAAAAAGGTAACTTATGATAAACACCATAAGGAAGTTAAATCCGAACTGGTAACCATAGAATCTCAAATAGAATTGAAAACAACTCTAGATGAGATTAAACAATTTAACAGTGATAACAAAAATCCCGGAAACGGTAATTATCAGAAACTTATAACAGAGTGATATATTTATTAATTTATTAACCAACTTAAACATTACGAAAATGGCTAAGAAGAAAAAAGAAGTGGAACTGAAAGAAGTTTCCAGAACAGAGATCAATGGTGCAATTATCATTAAGTACGAAGACGGCTCAGTAAAGATTATCCCTGCTCCTATCATGCTTTCTGCCGAAGAAGCCGAAGACCTTTTTGGTTCTGAATCCGATGACGAGGAAGAAGAAGAAGAGGAATCGGATGATGACGATGAGGAAGAAGAAGAAGAGGAATCGGATGATGACGATGAGGAAGGTGATGATGACGATGAGGAAGGTGATGATGATGATGATGATTCCGAAGAGGAAGAAGAAGAGGAAGAACTGACCGGTGAAGAACTTGCCGAAATGGACTTCGAAGAACTTGAGGATGTCTGCGACGACAAGGACCTTGAAACTGACCCAGACGATTATGATGAAGACGAAGTCGAAAAACTCCGTAAAGCAATTGCCAAAGAACTCGGTCTCAAATTGCCGGCAAAGAAAGAAACCAAAGGTAAAGGCAAGAAAGGGAAAAAGTAATCTGGTAACTGTATTCAAGATTTAAAAGAAGGTAGGGAAATTTCCCTACCTTTACTATCAACTATTAATAAACGTAGAAGTTTACTTATAATAACCATTAACTTATAAAACATTAAAAATTATGGCAACAAAGAAATCAGACTCCAAGAAGAAAGGGGATAAGGAAAAAGACCCCGAAAAAGAAGCTAAACGTAAAGCTCGTCAAGAGGCACTCAAGAATCGGCCGGCTGAACAACGCCCTAACAGCAAGCAAATCGACGTTATTGCCATTAACGACAAATCCAAGGTAATGAACTTTGGTTATGCCGTTAAGAACAAGGAAGGCTATCAGGGTGTAGTGGTTACTTCTGTATTGGTTACGGATGGCAAACCGGTATCAACTTCAGTTTCATTCGTTCCGGGAACTCTTACCGTTAAGTCTAAGAAAGGACATGGCGTTATTTGTTCTCCGAAAAACAAAAAGGCTAAGGAAGAAGAAGAGGAAGAATCAGAAGATTAAACTCTAACTTACTAACTACTATCCCATATGTCTGCTATATAAATTTAGAGTTTAAGTTCATATGAATAACATCTACACTTAGGACGTTGTTCAGCCAAAAGCTCATTGCCTGTGAAGGTAGTGGGCTTTTAATCTTTAAAAGGGATACTTTATGGATAAAGAACACTTAGCAATTCGAAAGAATATTCGAATACTTGCATTAGATAACTTAATAAATACTTATACTGATGCACTAGAAGATAAACAATTAAACCTGGGACCAGATGAAAGGGAACTTGCTTTAGATATAATAAATGAGGCAAGAATAATGCTATCAGAGGAATCTCAGGAAGTAGTTAACCCAGTAATACAAAGACCCAAATGGAAGAAGTAAATATAAGAACTCTCTTATCAAGCCTTAAGATGACTGTTAATGATATACAGTTTACTCATTATCAAATGAGTGTAGCACTTTCAAAAGGGAAGAAAGGTGATTGGCAGAAGCATAAGCTAAGGATGGGTTATCTTAAAAGGAAACTAAAAGGTTTGATGGATAAGTTAAATCGAAAGCTTAATGGGGTTATAATTACTGCCACCTATAAAGTTGGGGATAAAACTTATAAGCAAACTTTTACTAACATTACTCAGCAAGAAGTAGTAGACATATTGCAAATAAGGGCTATTCTGGAAAATGCAAATGTAGAAATCCTAGAAATTAAGGAAATCCCAACCCAAATTAGGGAAGTATAACTATGGTATTATGTAAATCGGAAATTCAATTATTCACCCAAAATTATAAGAAAATGGCTAAGAAAGAAAAGAAGAGCAAGCCGGAATCTAAGACACCGGAACTCACAAAGGCTAAAAAAGCTTTAGACACTTATCTCAAAGAGAACAAGTTGGACCCAACTAAAGATTGGACTAAGGACAAGAAACATGGTAAGAAGGTTACTGAACTTGTAAATAAGCTCAACAAGGAACGGGACAAGGTAGCTGCTGCTTACCCAGAAGGTGACAAGGAGAATACCAAGAAATTGGTAAAACTCAGTAAAGAAAAGGAAAATGGTAAGAAAGAGAAATCCGAAACCAAAGAGAAGAAGGAAAAGAAATCTGCTGGCAAAGCTGCTACCAAATACGATTATCCTCTTATCGATGGCAGAGAAATGACTTCTGCCGAAAAGAAGAAATACCGTATGGAGCAAAGAAAGCTTGCTTCAGGAAAGGCTCCCAAGGAAACAAAGGAAACCAAAGAGAAGAAGGAAAAGAAGGTAAAAGAAAAACCTGCTCCGGAAAAGAAAGAGAAAAAGGCCAAAGATAAAAAGAAGAAAAAGGCCGTAAAAGAAGAGGATTAATCCCTTTTATATAAGTATTCGTTAATAATGAAAAAGGCCTGGCAATATTACTTTGTTCAGGCCTTTTTATTTACCCACACTTAATTATATGGAACAAGAAGTATATAAACCAAAACTAAGAATCACTACACTATCCGAGAATGGTACCCCTTTATCAGATAGGTTAGTAGATGCTTATACTGAGATGAACTCAGGTCCAAAGGTACAGCATAAGGGTCCTATAAGAGTAGAAGTAACTCTTACTAATAAACAAGATGTAGATAACTTTAAAGAATACTTAGATAGGTTAATTGGGGTATTACCTGCTAAGGCACCAACTGCTGGTAGGGGAAGACCTGCAGGGTCTACAACTAAGGAATTGGAATCACCAAGGGAGGACATTCTTGCAGATGTAGAGAAAATGATTGAAGAGGGTAAAAGCCAACAAGATATCATTAA